TGAAACAATTGATCAACGAGGTGTTAGACGAACGTGCCTAAAGGTTACGATTTATTTGGAGACCATGGGAGGAACTTACCCACCCCTCATGGTAGTGGAACAAGACCCATGTATGCTGACATGGGTAAGTCATGCAGACCAGACCCGAACCGTAAGATTGAATACCCTCAGGTCATTGCTCTGTTTACTCTTGACTCACACAATACCAGTTACTTCTTCAAGAGAGAAAATGGCACATACTACTGGTTACATGTTCGTAAAGGAAAAGATGATGTGTACGTAGATGCAGATGAGTTACAATTAAATCTTCTAGGGGAGGATCCAATTCTTAGTAAAGACTATATAATGAAGGCAATTTTATAATCATGACAGACTCAGCAAAGAAAGAACCTAAGAAAGGTATAGTAGGTAAGATAAAAGAAGCAGCAGAAGATAAAGAAGAACAGTTAGCGATCCTTAGTACATTTGTTCGTCTTGGTGTTATGATTTGGGCAGGTGGTATATTGACTCTTAATTATGTTGAGATACCTGGTTATAAACAAGAACAGAAGATCGATCCGACCTTCATAGCTTCAGTGTTTACTGGGGTATTAGCTACGTTTGGTGTCCAAGCAGGTTCTAACAAGAAGAATGGTGGGAGTGCAGGTGCTAACATAAGTAAAAAAGATATGGAGATACTCATAGAGAAAGCATCACAGACAGCACCAGCTCAGACAATAAGAATCGAATCAGCTCCACTCAACATTGTGTCC